TCACCCATAAAAACTTTATAATGTATAAAGTTATGAGAAGGAATTCCAAAACGTTCGTAAATTTCTTTTGGTGTATAAAATTTCTTTTCGACAGGTCTCCAAACTGAAGTTTTAGCATCTACAAGTTGTAAAAAATCTTTATCATCGGACATTATAATAACGTCTCGTTTTAATGGACGAAACACTTCTGTCGTTAAATATGCTATCGCATCATCGGCTTCGATATTATCAATCGACATTACTGTAATTGGCAAACACTGCAAATATTCAGACAGCTTACCCATTTGCAATCGCATAGATTCCAATTCTTCTTCTACGGTTTGAGCTGAAATGTCTTCAATTCGATTAAATTTTGTCGACATTGACCTGCCTTCTTTATATCCAGAATGCATCTTTTTTCTTCGTGCAGATCCTCCTTTACCATCAAAAACCATTATACATCTCGTAGGTTTAAACTGTCTAATAACCGCAGCAATAGACCGTAAAAATCCTATGTAACCGCCTATATGGTCTCCATCGTCGTTAACAATCGGAGATGCGCTAAATACCCGAATAAAAGAGTTTAGGCCATCGATAATTAAAACTTTATCATTTTTATCGAGGCCTAAACTTACTTTTTCGTGATCTTCGCGAACTTGTCGTAATAAATCAACGTAACCTTTCATAATTTATGATTCTTCTAAATCAAACTCAGTGTCAATTTTTATATCATCAACCCCGAAATCTTCTCCGGATTTGTAAGTCAATATATACTTTTCACAGATAGTTTTATATACTTGAGCTTTCATTTCCGGATCGTCGATAAGTTTTGATTTAAAGTCTTTGGACTGAAATTTAACGACTTCTCCGGTATCTGTATTAGTATATGTATACCAAGCACCGGCTTGCGAAACTAAATTATGAGTTTTCAACATTGTTAGCCATGACCCATAATCATCAATTCCGGAATCGAAATAAATGTCATAGTCTACAGTTCGCAATGGAGGGCCCATTCGATTTTTAACTACTTGCGCACGAGTTGTAATACCCATAACTTCTTCTCTTCCTCCATCGACTTTTAATTTAATTTGCCCTACAGACTTTAAACGAAGTCTTACTGAAGAGTGAAACGCAACTGCTTTACCACCCGACGTAGTCCATTGGTCTCCGAACGTTACTCCTAAGCGAGTACGAAGCTGATTTGTAAAAATTAAACATATACGTTGTCTACCAACAAAATTGGTAATTTTACGCATTGCTTTGGAAAGAATAATAGCTTTTGAAGTTGCCCATCCGTCTTTATCATAATCTGCAGACATTTCTTGTTTTGTTGATGCGCCAGCTACGCTGTCTACAACAATAGTAACGATTCTGTCTTTCGATCCTTTACGGATAGATTCAATGATGTTTTCAATAGCTTCGAAAATGTCTTCAACAGTTTCCAATGGCACATACAGCATATCTTTTAAATTTACTCCGATAGCTTCGAGAAACTCTCGAGATACTGCATTTTCAGTGTCTATATAGACTGCCAAGCCTCCTTTACGCTGCGTATCTGCCAGAGCATGAGCCGCTAATAAAGATTTACCAGAGGCTTCTAAACCTGTTATTTCTATAATACGACCTACAGGAAGACCTCCATTTGGTCGATTTGCGATTGCGAGATCGAGCATTGTCGATCCGGTCGAAATCCACTCAGTTACATCGGACGGAGCGTCAGAGTCGCCTTCTAAAAAGTAAGCTACTTTATAATTAGAGCTTTTAAACTTTTTATTAAGATTATCTGCTAACACTGACGCTAAATCGTCCTGCAGCTGCGCTTCTTCGACAATTTGTTTTGATTTTGCCATAATAAGATTGCGCGTCCTTTAAAAGGATTTTATTTGTTAAATAGTGAATCAAATGCTGACGCTACGTCGTCGACATTTGCGCTTGGAGCTGATTCGGCAATTGCCGTTTTATTTTTTGACACTTTGCCTTCTGATGCCGGAGCTGACTGCTCTTGATTTTGAGCATTTTCAGGATCTAACCAGTTATGCAGCATTTTCGTCATTTCATCATAGGAATGTTCTTTGAAAATGTCAGTTAACTTTGGTTGATTTGCCAATTTCTCCAAGATTGCTTTGTTGTCTGTAATAGGAGTTTGATTTGGTTTTACGCGAATAGACGTTTCAGGATATGTTTTTCCTGACTGATCAGCTGCTTTAAATTCAACTGTAATGTCACGTCCTGCTACTGGATCTGTAATATCGCCATAATCCGCGTCAGTGATAAATGCAAGAAGTTCTTGATATACTTGTTTTCCGAAACCCCAGAATTTAACGCCTTCAGACTCTTTACCTCTTACGATAATTGGAACGTAACAACGCATTGTCGGCTCTAATTTTTTACCAGCTTTCCAATCATCTGAATTTCCTGTAGATTTTAATTTTTCTGCGAATTCTACGATTGGGTCTGGACGTCCGAATGACATTGGAGACACAATGTTTTTGCCTCCGAAATTGTAATGAAAATAAAGTTCGGTAAATGGATTTTCTCTGTTATGTTGATAAGGAACTATTCTTACAACTTGCGTACCAGGTTCCGGTTTCCAAAGATTATTGGATTTTGTCGTTGCAGTTTGCAACGAATTAAGTTTTGCTTTGATAGCATCTAAATTGATAGCCATTTTAAATTTAATTTAATTGTTAATAGATATTTTGTATTTAGCAATTGTTAACGTAAAAGTGATTGTCTAGAATAGTCAAATCTACATCATCAACAACTAACATAACTAAATATATGATACTTTTTACAAAGTGCCAAATATTTTAATATAAATATGTAAATTACAAATTTACAATTTGATATATTTTTGTTTTAAGAACTTTAAGTTCGCTATTTGAAGTAATCAATAGCGAATTAGAATATTTTGACCAATCAACTGAATAATTCGTGTCTAAAATTCCATTATTTTCTTTACGTATTAAAGAATTCAGCGAATTTATTGTATACAATGTATTTGAGTCTTTTTTTCTATGTACAAGCATTGCGCCTGGCAATTGTTTTTTGCAATTTGACTTATCTACATTGAAACTGCAAATTAACTCTTCAGATGTTTCAATTGACAATATAAAAATTCTATTATATACAACTTCATACGTTTTTTCAATCATACTAATAGTATGATCTAGTTGCGGTTCTATCGTAAATAAACAAATTAATTGTACCACTTCGTGTAATCTATTCAAATCAGTTCGATTATAAATATGTTACTCTGGTATTTTTACTGAAATTAAATTGTTATAATCCGGGCCTATTTCTACTTTTGTAGGAAATTTTCCATTTTGTTCCAATTCAGTTTTTATAATTCGTATAAGTTCCGCGCCGTCATTTTTGTTAAAATCAAATAAAAATGAATCGTATGTATATAATACCAATTTGCTTTTAAACGATTGTGTACGTTGAAGTACGTTATGAATTACGGCCATATTACGCTCGGTTTCGAATGCTTGCAGCAAGTAGTTAAGCAACTTAGCTGAATTCATGTTCGTAAAAAATGATTGAAATAATTTTCTAGAAAACATAGGAGTTTCTATATATCCGCTTTCTGAATATTGCTCCCAAAGCAATTTAGTATATTCGTAAACTTTTGCAAAAAACGGAATTGTTAAATACTCTTTTCCTATACCTCCATACAACTGACGAAATGATATTGCCTTCGATTCATTATATTCTTCTTTACTTAAAACTTGCTTATCGAAATAAAACTTTCCTAAATGCTCGTGTACCGAGCAATTGTCAGGAAATTTATAATCGACTAAATCTGCCAACAATCGCAAGTGGTATGAATCGTAATCAAACGACACCATAAATCCATTTTCTCCAAATCTAGATATAAACGCTGCGCGCGTACCATCGTCTTTATTTAAAGCAGCGAAATTAATTCCATCAAATCGATTTGAAGGGCGTCCCGTTGTAGTGTAAATATTGTAGTCAGTATATGAAAATCCATCATATAATTTTGATAGCGGGAATTTTGTTTTAAACGCATCAAATGAAGTAAACAATCCGTTTTGCTCGATTTGAAATAAATTGTCAATGAAAAGATCGTTGTATACAGAAAATGACTCGTCTTGTTGATAATAGTCATATACATTTAAAAATCTCTCGACAATAGATTGGCATTTTTCTGTATGTTTTGAAATTGGAATAATGCAATTTAAATCACTGAATTTACTGAAATTTTTTATATAAAATTCATGTGCTGTCGTTTCAAACTCATCATCAATAGGTTTGTTACGTTGCGTCCATTCAATTAAATTGATGTCAATTAAATTTTTATTCGTGCATGATCGTTTAAATCGTTTTTTGTCATATACAAACAATTTATTTTCCGTAGGAAATTTATTTAAAAGATCAATTGATAAATTTGCTCCTTCAGTGTGATTGAATACTATAATGAAGTCTTTATCTAAATGAAGTGTATATACATACACCAATGATATAGAATCTACATAAACAGGTCTATCTCCGTTACAGTATATGGGTATTACTATCCAATCAACTTTACTACATTTTTCAATAAAATTAAAAAATTCGATTTCAGACTCAATTATTTCCATAACACCCTTATACATAAATATAAGTATTTGTTTTCTATTTAACAAATAATTTTTTTATTTCTGGGCTGGTTAGTCGAGCGTAAATTGAATATTCTATATAATCCGTTAAAAAGTTTTTAAGGCCTGGAAATGTACGATCTTTTAAAAATACTAAACGGCGATTGGTGTCTAAAACTCCATATACAGTTCCACTTGGGCTAAATTGGTCATTTAAAGGTCCTGTTAATTTCCATGAAATTGAAATAGCATCGTATATGGAATCGTCTATTCCAGTTTCCGGAACACTCCACAAGTTAAATTGATCTTCGTCAATTTCAATTATATCTTCAAATGAAGTAAAATTTCTTCTGCGAAGAAAAAATCGATTATATTTTCCTTTTTTATACATTTCCAATGTTGGAATATTTGTTCTTGATTGAGGAGTTTGAAATACTTTTTTTTCAATCAATGAATTGTAAAGAAAATGTTCTGGTTGCGAAATTTTTGAAATGTATGGAATCAACGTTTTTGATTCTAGTTCACTAAATACAGCTCCAGTTAAAACTTTTCCGTCAATGTATTTATGATAGTATCCTTTATATTCCGTGCCATCTTCAGTCATCCATTCATTTCCGTCTGTACGAAGATTGGTCGTTATATGTGACTTAGGATAGTATATTTTATTTCTTAGTGCCATAAATTTATTTACTTAATTTATTGTGGTAACTTATTTTGCAAATCAATCTCGGGTTGTCGGTTTAAATCGGCTGTCTC